TTGCTGTCTCCAAAAATTAGGTAAGATTTAATACAATTATTCATATATAAATATTACCTAATTTTGGAAAGATAAGGAAAGTTATTTTATTTTTCTTCTTCGGAAGGTTGGACTTCTACAGATGGAGTAAACACACCTGTTGTAGGATCTAAAGAACCAGGACCATATTTATCGGTTATGTTTTTAAGAGTTTCTTGTTCTTTTTCTTTAAGGGATTCTAACTCTTGGTGTAATTTGAACTCCTCTTCTTCAACTGCTTCAGATTGTTTTTCTAAATTAATCTTAGCAATAGCTAACTGTCCGAACCTATTAGTAATACCATTAGATTCATTTGAAAGTTCTTGAAGAGATTGTAATTCTTCTTCTGTAAATTTAATTTCTGACATTTTAAAAACCTCTAATTTAGTTTGTTATAACAATTATATACATATATAATTATAAAAGTTTTTCGGAAAAAGTGACTTTTTTTGGTGTATAAGCTCTACCCAATTCGGCAGTTTTACCAAATACATTATCTGTAAACTCAGGTATCATGTATCCTTTAATAGTCATACTGAACTCGTTCCGTATCATTCTCTCACCTTGTGATTCCATTTCTATTTCGTTTGATATATCACCATCAAGTGATGATAGAAAACGATAACTAGTTTGGTCACCAAAATAAGTTTCTAAATGTTCTATCCAAAGTGTATTTAAATCATTCATTTGTTCTATAAAAGATGTCATCATAACAATACTATAGTTACACCTTACAAAATCTGGCATACCAGTCTTTACAAACTCTTGTACAGGTTTTTGTCCTGTTAAAACAGCAAACCTATCATACCTATTATTTTTACTCCAACCACTACTTGAACGAACAACAGATACAAATTTTCCTCTTACATCGTTATCAAATGAAAGAGGCATAGCATCATCAAACCCCACCGATGTTCTTTTTATCACTATCATCGGTAAAATTATTACGCCGTTTTTATCTCTCAATGTCCCTCTAGCTTTTATAGACTTCCATCTTTCTTCATTACCATAAAGAACAGGCACAGAAATAACCTCGTTTTGTTCTCTTACCTTTGGTTTCATTATGTTTCGGATGTGCTTGATAACCGCAGTATCTATTTCCTTTAAACCAATAGAGAATCCCTTACCGGCATTTTGACCACCTGGTTTCTTAATGACTACTTTAGGATTTCCCTTTTCACTTCTTATGCTAGTTTGGTCAGCACGATTTACATTTGACTCGTATCCAGCATTTTCATTTGTTATTGGTTTAATTGCCACGGCGTAGTTTCCTTAGTTTATCTAACTTACTTTCTGAATTATTTTTATACTCTTCGGATTTTAATCCTTTGGTCGAAACTTTATCTATTGATATTTGTTTCTCAATCGGAACATCAACTGCTCCCAAAGTTATGTTATCTTTCTCTCCATAAATATTACCTTGTTTGAGTAAATCTATTATTTCATCAAACCTATCAGCTTTGGGTTCTCCATATACATTCTCAATAGTTTCATCAACGACCTCTTCTACCCTAACAGGTTTTACATGATGTGACCTACGAGGTTTCATTACAAGGGTTTTATCTAATAATTGAACGGCCATTATTTATATCCCCCTTCCCCAATCTCTTCCCAAGTTGGAAGTCCTGTATCATTTGTGGTTAATGTTCCATTGTTACTATTAGTCGAATGGTCAATAACAGTAGTTCCACTACCCTCATTGAATTTCCAATATCCTACAAGATTAGCAGTGTGACTATTAGTCAAATGATTGTAATTAGTTCCAGCGTTATATACTTCATTAGCAAAAGTGCCAACTGAATCAATACATTTATTGTAGATAGCCACCTCGTCAAGTGCACAAGCAAATCCGCTAGTATATCCTGAACCCTCGGTGTTACGTCCTCCAAAATATATGCCGTGAGTATAACTTTCAGTAGCTTCATCTTGATTATTCCAAGAAGTGCTGTTGTTATTAGTCATTCTCGCATCTGTATTTATCCACATTCTAAGTTTTCTTTCTCCTGCA